ACCAGTTCGGTTTTCTTTGGATTCGTCTAAGTAACCCAAAACAGGAAATGCCTCTTTACCGACAAACGGTACAGAGAAAGGTTGCACCATGCCTGGTGCTCTCATTCTAATCGGTTGTCCAATGTCAGTGTTTAATACATCATCAATGTTTACTTGTCCTTCAACCACACCCATTCTTGGGAATATTGAGTGACCCAATGAATCCAATGTATCGCGCATAATTTGTGATTTAGCTGCTTGGATTGGTTTTAAGTAGTCTGCGGGGCAACTGCCAATTGAGGTGTGTGGCTCTGGATCGGGGCAGAACATAACGATGGGAAGATCATCCCACGGTTCGCAATTAATAATATTCGCACCGTTACCAACTGTGCATACTCTGATCCTCTCGTCTATACCATCATCGTCTAAATCGTAAAAACAATAATGTTCAATGTATAGCACTTCTTTTGATTGTTCGGTGCTAGACGTAGGGTAGACATCTTCACCGAGTGGGTTTCGTGCTTCTCTTTCTGTGTAGGTTTCAGCATCAAAAGACGACCCAGACCCCGCATATTGTTCTATTTCCTCTCTGTCGTACCCCATACCCACTAACTCAGATACGGTTTTTATCATGCGATGTGCAACATAACGAGAAGATTCTAAACTTCTTGCATCTCTTGAGATCAATACTTCTTCTGGTGGTACAGCCTCGATGCAAACTTGATTCTTTCTTTTCACCCTTCTGATGGTTAAGTCGTAACTTGCGGGTGATTCTTGTGTAATTTCTTCGTTGGTTTGTGGGTCAATCATAGTCATGGATTCCATTTTGACCGCTTCTTTTACCACTTCTACGTCTTTATCCATGATTAAGGCTTGATATGAGATGGGATCAATGTCTGTGTACTCATGCGTTGTGGAACTCATGGTGTCATCCCAAAAAGCCTTAACATATCCTGACTTTCTTACGAGTGCATCTTTGAAGGCATCGTACAATACTTTAAAACCAGGATTCTTTTGTTGGATAAGGTAGTTGATGTAATCGGTTTGTTGCTCGGCAACAGGAATATCCTCTGGGCCATTAGGAACAAACTCCACCACTTTTTTAGTGCCAAAGAAAGTGCGCATGATAGATGGCAACATAAACAAGATGCTGTCTCTAACATCCGTTGATATAAACTCAGATTGTAAATCACTGGTATTATCGGGTTCAGTACCCAAGTAATATTCTGTGCTTTCTGCGCGTTCTTTACCTATTTGAAAGATATAATCTTCTGCATCGTCTAACTCAGACTTAATAATGCGTTGTATTTTTGTGTAATCTACTTTCTTTGCGCCTTTGGCTTTTTTGTCTTTTTTATCGTATTTCATAATTATTCCTGTAACAAACCCTTGTAATATTGTTTAAAGGCTTCTGTTTTGTAGTTTTTTGAAAAATCTATTGCACCATCTTTATCCTTTCCAAAAGATATAAAATTTCCAGTTTTTTTTGCGTATTTTAAAGCATCATCTTCTGATAAATCTAATTTTTTATAAGCCCCTTTTTCAAAAACCACATTTGGATAAACAAACCAATTGCCTTCGCTATCAGGAGAGGCAGACATCAAATGAGTTTGCATTTGATTATTTTCATTTAACAATGTTGGTTTAGGATATTCAGAAAAATTTAATACCCTATCTACAAATGGTATTTGTTTATTTTCATTTAATATATTTAATAAATATTCTAATTTATCTGCCACTATCCAACTCTCAAAATTCTTGACTTTAATGGTTTTTTAAAATTATACCCCATAAATGATTGACTTCCACTAAATGAAGCTGCCGCACTTGCCATAGTCAATGCCAGTGCATCGGCTCTATCGGGTGACTTAATGCCTCTTTTTTTCATTTCCTCTTTGGATTCAATCTTTATTTTCCCTGTTGATGTGTATTTATAAATTGGCGCAACCAATTCAGCGACCAATTCATCGTCATTTGGCAAGCGACAATCTCTTTGTGCTAACCAATCTTTTATTGCAAACCAAAGT